AGTAAAATGAAAAACTTTATGATGGAAATGGAAGAGTTAGTTGATGATGCTGTACTTGAAGGTGCATCAGAGTTCAAAGAAGTTGCTAACTATGTGTTGGACAACTACAAACCTATGTCTCATGTAGACATTGAGTTTTGCAAAACCTATTTTGAGTCGATAGAGGGTGAAGTTGCCCGCAGTTTTAAAGGATAGAAACATGAGTAAAAAAACAGAAGCTTTATTAGATACTCTTTATGGAAAAGGAATAGAGAAAATTTCAGTCATTCATGCTGCATTTGGTGAGACACCTCATGTTGTTGCAATGGTTGAGGTTGATGAGTCTTTAGATGATACGGATAAGTTAGAGAAGGCCTTTATGTTGACCAACTCTATTAGTGATGCGTGGTGGAAGAACGAAGGTGTAACACCTATGTTCCCCGATGCAAGTTGTCGTTCTACGAGTGTAGGAGATATGGTTTTAATTGGTAAAACCAAATATAAGTGTGATTCATTTGGATGGAGTAAAATATAATGAATATAGTATGGAAGTTTAAAACAGATCGTAGGGGAAATTCTTCTCCTGCTGTAATAAGACGTTTGACTTTATGTGAGGTTGATTTGACCTCTGCTGAAAGTCGTTCTAAGTTTGGTTATAATTTTTTGGAGGCTGTATCAATTGATTAAAGCGATGTTAATAGTTGCGAGTCTAGGTATCAATACAGAGATGCCTGACATGGACTCTTGTCTTAAAGCAAGAGCTGCAATCTCTGCACAGGATAGTTCAATCAAATCCTTGTGCATACCTAAAGCTGATGAAACATCTAAGATGAAAGAGATGTTCAGTATTTTCCTAAATATGATTGACCAAATTAAGGAGTATGAAGAAATTGACAGACTTAACGATGCAGAGAATCGATTCTGCGAAGATTGCAGTGGATAATTCTAAGTCAGATTGGGCTAAACAATATTGGAATAATGTTCTTGTATATCTGTTGAGACTTGGTAACAGGTTAAACTAAATAGTCACATGGTTACTCTCACAGAACGTGCAAAAGAATATCTAAAAAGTGTATCCAATGGAAACTTTGTAACCCTCTCTGTCAAAGGTGGAGGGTGTTCTGGTTTTCAATATGAGTGGGGATTAACAGATAAGCCATTATCTGATCCAATAGATGATGTTTTAGTTGTTGATCCTATTGCAGAGATGTATATTTTAGGTAGTGTCGTAGATTACGTAGAAGAACTGGGTGGCAGTTTTCTATCAGTTAAAAATCCAGCATCCACAAGTAGTTGTGGTTGTGGTGAAAGTTTTGGAATATGATAAAAGAGAATAAAACATACTCAATAAAAACAAGTTGGGTGCAAGACAGTAAGGGAAGCTTCATTGCCAGAAAAGAATTTTCTGATTACACCCAAAAGGAGATTAATGCAGCCAGTAAAATTGCTGAACGTATTACTTATAATTTTACTAACGATGTCGGTTGCTAGTTGTGGTATCGTACCCCTATGGGTTTCAGTTACGCATACTATAGGAGATGTTATACTTACTAAGGAGACAGGTAAAAGTTCTTATGAACACGTTGCCTCAACAATAACAGGAAAAGATTGCAAATTTATTCGTATATTAAAAGATAAAAAGATTTGTATGAGTGAAAAAGAATATAAAGATTATTTGCTGTCTCTTAATTGTGATACGTATAAGTGGGATATATTAGGAAACGTATCATGCGAAAAAAAGGGTAAATAAAATGTATGAATATAGGTGTAAGATTTTAAGAGTTGTAGATGGCGACACAGTGGATGTTGATATTGATCTAGGTTTTGGTGTGTGGATGCATAAACAAAGGATTCGTATGTATGGTATCGACACTCCTGAGAGTCGCACAAGAGATTTAGTAGAAAAGAAATACGGCCTCATGGCAAAAGAGATAGTTAAGAAGTTTGTGCCAGAGGGTTCTATGCAAATACTTATCACAGAAAAAGATGATAAAGGAAAGTACGGACGTATTCTAGGTAAGTTTAAAATAGAGTTTAAAGAAGTAGAGACAACTCTAAATGAATGGATGGTTACGAACCATTATGGCGTGGAATACTATGGACAATCTAAAGAGGAAATTGAGGAAGAACATATACGGAATAGAGAACTCGTTAATTCAGATATGTCTAAAATCTTCAACTTACATTAAAGGAAAAATTATGATATCTATTTTGATAACGATGCAGTTATTTGGAGCTGCAATGACCATAGATGCAGAGAAATTATATGGTGCAATGAGTATGGGTTCTTGCAATGAGTTACTACCTATCATACTGTATAATTATCAAGCAACAGAAGGGTTCTGTTGGAAAGGCGACATATTAAAGAAACCACCACAAAAAATATAAAGGAAATATATTATGAAATTGTTAAGTGAATATTGGGGCGAAAATGAGCTTGAAAATCGCAAATCCAAAGTGTATTTGGTAGAGAGATGGAGTGCAGTCTCCCAAGCATATGTACGTGAATATGTTGTAGAGTTTATCACCAAGAATCTAAAAGTATCAAGATCATCACCACACATGGAAGTGAGAGTCTTTCATGATTCTATCCAAAAGGCTGAAAACAGAGCAGAAAATTGGGTAATGGGTGTTGACAAATAGTGAACTATCCTTTATTATAATTGATAACTAGAAAGGATTTTCATGACAGAATCATATTCATTTGTATCTCGTAAAGAAGATAAGTGGGCCTCTTTACTTATCAAAAGTGGTAAGTA